CTTCATGGTCTGTTCCTTCAGAGGGTGGGCAGGCTGAAGCCTGCAATGGCGTCGGAAATGAATTTCAGGTCGCCGGCGCCCGCGGACTCGCTCCGGAGCAGGTGATCCAGGCCATGGCTGGCGATTGCCGTGGCCTGCGACTTCGAGAAGGGGAAAGCCTCGCGCAGTGCCTTCTCGAATTCGGGTTTGGTGGGAAGCTGCCCGCGCTCCAGCTTGAACTTGACCGCCTCAACGCGCGCGTCATCCTTGGCCGGAAACGTAACGAGGCTGACCTCGACCAAGTCGAGCTTGATCAGCGTGCGAATGCCGGTCTTCTCGTCGTAGCTGGCCTGGCGGACCCAGTAGCCGATCGAGAGGCCCGACACCGCGCCGGCCTTCAGCAGCGCGTGCGCTTCCTTCGCCTGACGGACGCCCGGGTTCTTATCGGTGCCGTCGCCGATGATTAGCCGGCCATCGACTTTTAGGCCGTGGCCGTCTTCTTCGAGGAGATCGTAGACGCCGATTGGCTCGGCTGAGCGGTGCTGCCAGAGCACCGGGACGATCCGGCCCTTCGTTTTCAGCTCGGCGAGGCTTTCAAGGAACGCGCCCTTGGCAACGATCTCGCCGTAGCTGTCCGGCTCACCGCCGAACACCGAACCGTACCCGGAGAAATGTCCGTCGTCGGCGACATCACTCGCCTTGATCGACAGGCTGAAGTCGCGGACCTTCAGCTGCCCGTGTTTGTGGTGAACCAGCATCACGCGTCTTCCTTCTCGTAGAGCACCGACTTGGCAGGCATCCCCTCGGGGAACAGCCAGTCCATGATCGAGCGGCGCGCGGACTCGCCGCTGGTGCTGGTCAGTTCGCCCAGCTTGCTGACCGGGATCATGTTCGACTGGATGGTCAGATCGTCGCCGCCATCGATCGGCGGCAAGTTCTCAAGTCGGCGGACCTCGTTGCGGGGCATGATTCCGTTCTGAACCATCTGACCGTAAAAGGCGGCGCGCGCGGCGCTGTCGGCGCGGAGCAGGCCCTCGAAGTTGAATTCGACGGTGATCGTCAGCCGCTCGGCCGGGGTGAGAAGCTGCTTCATGATCGCCTGCTCGATCCGCTTCAGGCGTTCGCGCAGGGTAAAGATCAAAAAGCCGAGCGTTTGCTGTTCGAGCCCGGTGCCCCAGCTGGTGCTATTCGAGGTGTGGCCGACCATATGAGGCGGCACGCCGAACCACCGACAGCCGTCCTCAACGGAGAACTGGCGGCTCTCGATCATCTGCGCGTCAACCGAGTTCATCGCAATCGCGGTCCAGCCCAGCCCAGCTTCGAGCACGAGCGGCTTGCCGTTGTTCTCGCCGCCGAACCGATCGACGACATACTTGTAGACGTCGTCGCGCTGCGGCTCGGTGAGTGTGGCGTTGTCCTTGGTGGTGAGCACGCCCGAGGGACGGAGACCATTCTTGTAGAGCTGCGCTGCGGCCTCATCAGTCGCGAGGGCGAGGCCGAACGACTGGCGGCCGAACGAGAGCGTCGAGAGCCCTCCGAGCGGCGATCCGCCGAAACCACGGACGTGAAACATTTCGTCCTGGCCGATGTCGAACGACTTGCTGCCGTCCGGGTAGCGGTAGCGTATCGTGCCTTCGAGCGTACGGCGAACCTGCACCAGTTCGGGCCGGATCGGCGTCAGCGCGATAATGCGGTTGCCGGCGCCGCGCTCGATGCGGGCGAAAGCGTTCCCCCACAGTTCGAGGCTGACGCAGACGAACTGCCAGAAGTCGAGCGCGGTCTGGTCGGCGTTCGGGCTGTGCTGGAGCAGCTGGTAGAGCGGATGTGCCTTGAATTTGGCGCGGGTGTCGTTCGCGCCGTCCTTGTAGACCACGAGGGGCAGCGACGAGATCGTGCCCGCAACAAGCCGGGTGCAGGCCCACACAGTCGACAGGGTCAGCGCGCTGCCGGCGTTCACCGTCTTTCCCGACGTGCTGACGTCGGTGAGGACGCCAGACCAAGTCCGCGGATCGAGAAGCGACAAGACCGTCTTCACGGCCCGGCGCATCTTGCGGCCGAACTGCATCAGCCGCGCGCTCGAAGGGCGGCGAGATAATCGTTCATACCGTCGCCCTTTCCTTCTGGATTTAAACTCATCAGCGTTGCTGCTGAAAACATGGCGGCGACGGGGTCGATTTTAGCGCTTGCTGATTGCTTGGTGACGGCCACGCCACTGGCGCCCCGGGGTTCCTGCTTCACGTTGCCGATGCACCAAGTCATCAGCTCGGTTCCGCCGTGCCGCACCGTCCGTGCGGCGCACTTGCGGGCGAGCCCCTTGATGACGCTGCTCAGCCTCCAGCCCTGCGGGATGGCCTTGAGCATCTCGTCTTCGAAGCCTTCGCGGGCCAGTTCGTCGACGATTGCGGCGACGCCAGCCGGGTCGAGCCCGATCGCGTCACGTTCCGGCAGCAGGCCAGCATCGCGGACCCGGACGAACACGTCGACGACGCCCTGCACATCCTCGGTGAGGTCCTGCTCCTCTACCGCGTCGTCGCCTTCACCGACCTGCGCCAATCCAGCCTCGTCATCGTCGGGCATCTCACACCGCGTCAGCGTGCCTTCGGCGACGAACTCGTTCAGCTTGGTGGCGATGTCCTGCCGCCGCTTCCACACGATCGACCAGGCCCATGCGTGCGCCCAAATTAGCCAGCGCTTGCTGCCCTTCTCGCGACCGATCAGGCACAGGCCGAGAAGATCGTCCAGCCCGCCTCCATCGACGCCGCCCACAATGACCTCGCTTCGCGCGATCAGATCGTCGAGCGTCAGCACCGGGATTGCACAGCGAGGCCAGAACTCTGAACCCGTCCACCGGTCCCGCGCGAGGCGCTGACCAATCTCGACGTTCAGATACTTGGCCAAGACGATCTGGAGCGACGTATCGCCGTCCTCGCCCTTGCCTTCCTTCACCTGCTGCAGCTTGCGCTGGATGAAGCTGACCGACTGCGACCGCCCCAGATTCGGGTTGGTGACGTAGAAGTTGGCCGGGTTGAGGTAGGCCTCATCGTCCCGCATGGCTTCCGGCCACTCGTAGAGCATGCCGAAGCTGGTCGGATCGTCGATCGTCCCGTCGCGAACGCCGCGGAAGTAGTCGAGCTTGTCCTTGAACACGCCGGCCGGACGCTCATCGCTGTGCGTCGTCAGGTAGATGACGAACCCTTCCGGCCGCGAAGCGAGCCCGCCCGTGCCTTCCTCCAGCATGGACTCGGCGCGGGCTTGCTTGCCGAAGATCCATAGCTCGTCGACCAGCACGAACCCGGCCTTGCTGCCGCCCACCGTACCCGTGTCCGCAGCGATCACGCGCAACTCCGCACCGGTGACCCGGTGCTTGATCATGCGCTGGTTGTCGACGACGTGCAGCAGCTGCTTCAGCTTGGGGTCGGCCCGCACCATGGCGGCGGCCGGGCCGAAGCTGTTCCCGGCGACCTTCTGTGTTGGCGCGAGGATGCTGAGCGCCGCATCGTGCCGCCAGTTGCGGATCAGGGCGGTGAGCATGATGCCCGCCGCGATCGTCGACTTGCCGTTCTTCTTGCTGATCAGCAGCAGGAACTCTTCGATCAAACGCCGCCCTGCGTTGGCGTCGTATGCGCCGAAGATTGCGGCGACCAGGTCGAAGACGAACGGCTCGCAAGCCTCACCGAAGGTCGGCTGCCCAGCGACGTCGACCATGCGCAGCGACTTGAACACGTCGAGCGCTGCGGTTGCTTCGGCCGGGAACAGCGGTGCGAACGGTACGAGCGATTGACGCTCGACGATCCGCCGTTCCCAGTCAGGGCAGGCCGTCGTCCAGACCGGGACGTCACCCGTCATAGCGACGTCAGTTCAGCAGGCCGGGCGGTGGAGGCGGAGGCTCGAAGCGTCCGCGCACCTCCTCGGCAGCCTGTTGCGCCAGTTCCTTCTTGCCCCGCGGCGCGGGTGCAGGCGGGCGAGCGTGCCGCGACACTTGATCGGACAGATCTGCGAGCTTGGCCTTCTCCAGCCGGCGCCCCAATTCCTTCTCAGCGGCAACGCTGCCGGCTTTCGCGACGTCGTTCAGTCGGCTGAGCTGGACCATTTCGAACCGGAGCGCCGCCGCCTCGCGCTGTGCGACTTCGGAAGAATAATGCTTCCGCAAAGTGGGGACCGAGATCCCGATCGCCGTTGCCGCCTGCTTGACCGACAGGCTGCGCGCAAACGCCAGCAGCACCTTGTTCGAGTTTTCAAGTGACCAGGAATGCTCCGGGCGACCACGGCCCTCCCGGCGCGGAAGAACGGCGTCGCCAAACAGGTCGACCTCCCGAAAATCCGCATCGGCCAAAAAAAATCTCCAAATGGGAACGTATGCGGTCTAGGCGCCGCCGCCCTCCCGACTTTGCACCCCCCCCTCCCCGGCGGTCA